CAAGCTCCCGGCTAATTCCGGCTAAAGCAGTAAGAGCGCTAAAGCTGAGAAAGCCGTACAAAGGCAGCACGGCTAAAGCGGCTAAAAGGTTGGGCATGGTGTGAACGGCGCTAACAGCAGCCGCGGCTAAGGGTGGAACCGGCGCAAGGGCCGGGAGGGCAGGAGCGGCGATGCGGGATGCACCGGCTAATCGGCGCGCTTGTCTCAGTGACTTAAAGCGCCTTGCCCTTGCCTCTCAACAGCCAGCATAACCTAGCTAGATAGGTTATAGCCCTCTTAGCCGTGAGCAATCCCACCTAATCCAGCACCCTATGCAATATCCGCAAAGTCTCACCCCTTAGCGCCATTAGAGCTCACCACTACAGGGGCTAGCGGCTGAGATCAACACCAGCGCAAGGGCTGCGCACCTGCCACGGGGCACCCCACACCGGCCAGACCAAGGCCCTACCCCCTACCAAATGGCTTCTAGGCACACATCTACACCCCGCAAGTCCTTGACATTCCAGCCCCATATAAGCTACCTACGCAGCCACCTAACCCACCCCCATTTAGCCCCTACCCACCCCCTCTCCCCCGCACTTCTGGCTAGGTAGGATGCCCTTATTCGCACCAGTTACGTGCCGCTACTCGGTGTCATCCCCGGTGGCAAGCTGCTCGAGCCCGCTATCCAGCTCCAAACCCGCTGCGACCTCACCTACGACGCCCTGCGGCAGAAGATAACCACCGGCTTATTGCCTGCCCAGCTCGATTTCGTCAACGAAAACGACGCCAAGATCGTCGGCTACTGCGCCGGCTTCGGCGCGGGCAAGACCTACAGCTTGTGTTGCAAGACAGTGATCCTGGCCATGGACAACCCCGGCACGGTTGGGGCTGTCTTCGAGCCGACGCATTTGATGATTCGCGACGTGTGGATGCGTTCTTTCGACGATTACCTAGAACAACACCAGATCCAACACGACTTTCGCATATCTCCTCAGCCCGAATACACGTTATACCTCCCTGACGGGCCTTGCACTATACTTTGTCGCGCAACTGAGACATGGAATAGAATTAGGGGCCAGAATTTAGCGTTCGCGTGTATAGACGAGGTTGATACATCTCCCGCCGATGTCGCACAAAAAGCCTCCGAGATGGTCCTCGCCCGCTTGCGAGGTGGCGCCAACCCCCAACTCGCAGTGGCATCGACACCAGAGGGCTATCGGTGGATGTTCAAAACCTTCGTCGAGAACCCAAGCCCTGACAGGCGTTTGATCAAAGCCAAAACCACCGACAACCCCCACCTTCCCCCAGGGTTCATTGACTCCCTCTACGCCAATTTCCCACCCCAGCTGATCCGCTCCTACATCGAAGGAGAGTTCACAAACCTCGCTAACACCAGCGTCTACCCCGACTTCGACCGCGACAAGCACTGGTCCGACGAGGTGGTCCTACCGGACGACCGCATCTTCTGCGGCGTGGACCTCAACGTCGGCAACTGCCTCATCGAAGTGCTGGTCCGCCGCGGAAACACCTTCCACTTTGTGGATGAGTTCGTGGTTCGTGACACACCAGCAATCGTGGAGCGTTTGCGCTCCACGTACCCCGGCCATTACGAGCGTGGAGACATCGTTGTGATCCCCGACGCCGCCTCCCGCCAACGCACCACCACCAACGCCAAAGAATCCGACCTGAGCCTCCTGAAGAAGGGCGGCTTCCAGATCAAAGAGCAACTCAGCAACCCCGCCATCGAGGATCGCGTCAACGGCATGAACGTCCTGATCATGTCCGACCGGCTCTTCGTCTCCAGCAGGTGCAAGCACCTGCAGAAGTCATTAGAGCAACAAGCGTATGGAAAAGACGGCAAACCGGAGAAAGGTGGCACCGGCATGGACGACCCCAGCCACCCCGTCGACGCCGCCGGCTACGCCATTGCCGCCCTCGCCCCGCTCCGCCGCTGGGTCACCGGCGGCTCCCGCTTCCGCACCTACTAACCCGCCTGTAGCCGCTGGGTAGCCTAAGCGCTATCCTACCTAGGTACGCCCGGCTCTACCCGTGCCCAGCACCTCAGCAACCGCCGACCCCTGGGCCAGCGTCGAGCACTGGGGCTCCCAGGGTGCGCTCCCTTACCAGTGCCTCCTCGAACTCCGCACCCGCGTTGAAGCCCTGGAAGCTGCCAACTCCAAACCAACTCCTAATCCAAGCCAAATTAGGAGTTCGCTGGTTGACCGGGTGGCCCGTGCAATCGGCCGAGACGACGAGCCCATCAACTGGGAGCCGGAAGCCCGCGCCGCGATCCGCGAGGTGCTGGCCTGGCTCAAAGAAGGTGAACACACCTGGGCTGCACTAAAGCTTGAACAGGAGGCCAAGGGATGACACCGCCAAGCTCCACGATCCAGGAGGACTACAACCGATGAAAAGCCTTGACGACTACACCGCAATCGGAGCAGCTGTCTTACTGCTGCTGATCATGATTGCTGGGGCTTGGTGGTGGCTGCCCCAAAAATGGCAAGCCTGCCAAAAGCTCTACGACAACAAGCCGGCGCAGATCTTCTGCCTGGGCTCTAAGTGAGGAGAACTAATGACTGACATCACCCGCTACAAACTCGACGCTGCGTTTGCATCCCTGCGCACGTTCGATCACCTTGCCAAGCCCGATGACTTCATCGAGGTGTCGCTATGGCACAACGGAGAAGGCTTTGATGCACACCTGAGCAGTCATGCCGAACAGTGCATCAGGCTCTCGTGGGGAGAGTTCAAGGCCCTGAAGAAACTCGTTAAGGAGCTGGATCAATGACACGCCTTATTTCCCCGCCCGCTGCAGTCATCCGCCAATGGGAGGCCGAATGGGACACCAACGGCGCCGCCCATTGCGACAAAGCCCTCTACATCGCGGCAAAGGCTGCAACATGGGGCGCAAAGTCTGCCATTGAGTGCGCCCTCAAGGACACCGCTTCATGTCACTGGCGTGTTGCCGATGGCCCCGAAGACGGAGTGCAGCTTGTGCGAGCCAGTGATTTGATGGCTTGGGCTGCTGCCATTGGCAAGCGTTACGAGGTGGAGCAATGACCCACCCCATCACCCCACCGCCGGAGCTGGTGCAGGAGTGGGGGCATGACGCCAACCTTTCAGGCGTGCCACACAACGATGAACACTGGGCGTACGAACAGCACATCGCCACCCGCGCCGCCCAATGGGGCGCCGACCAGGAGCTGGAGGCGTGCTGCGCGCTGATGGATGACTGGGGGCTTGAAGAGTCTGATCTCCGTACCGCCCGCCGCCCCAAGCCGCCGAGCTTGAAGGAGCAGGCTCTTGAGGTATTGGGCAATGTCCAAAAAGGCTGGGGCCTTGCTGAAGTTGACCTCGACACCATCCGCCGCGCCCTGGAGGCCCTGCCCGAATGACTCTGCCTCTGATGTTTGAGCTGCTGGTCGTCTACGTCGTGGCGTGCTGCTTGGCGCTGTGGCTGGCGTCCAAGATTCTGCCCTAAAGCTGCTGGGCCCGAATGGCCGGAGGAAACCTAGGTAACTAAAACGACCCAGGCGAGTGGCCGACAACAGCACCTACCCCACCCGCACGGCCTTCCCCACCACCGCCCCCTTGCAATACGGGCTGCCCGATGACCCCAGCGTCATCACCAGCGCCGTCCTGGGCATGATGCCCAACTGGGAGCCCATCGATATCTGCGTCGGCGGCACCCGCGTTCTCCGCGCCAAAGCCGAAGCCATAATCCCGCGCGAACCCTCTGAAGCCGCCAGCAGCTACGAGCGCCGCATCTTCCACGCCACGATGCCCCCGTTTTTGACCCGCCTTGCGAGTCAAGCCGCCGGCGTCATCCTCCGCAAAGGCATCAACCTCGAAGGCGACCCCTACTGGGACGATTGGCGCAACGATGTCACCGGTGACGGTACAACTTTGGACGAATATGTCCGCCGCCAGCTCGTCACCGCCCTCCTCTACGGCCACTCCAGCAGCATCGTCGACTACACGCCCAACGCCAGCGCCCGCAGCCTGGCCGAAGAACGCCAACGCGGCGCCAAACCGTACCTCGTCCCCGTCTCACCCCGCCAAATCCTGGGCTGGCGGACCAGCAACGACTCCACCTCCAGCGATCTAACGCAAGTCCGCATCCGCGAACGCGTCTGCCGCGCCAAAGGCGCCTACGGCGAAGAGCTCGTCGACCAGATACGCGTCATGGAACCGGGCCGTTTCGAGATCTGGCAAGCCCCCTCCCCCGCACCCGGTTACCCCACCACCGGCTGGGAACTCACCAACCGCGGCACCACCAGCCTCAACCGCATCCCCCTCGTCACCGTCTACAGCAACCGCCAGGGCAACCTGCTCAGCCTCCCACCCCTCCAGGAAGTCGCCTTCCTGTGCGTGGCGTATGCCCAGCGCTTCTGCGACTTCCACCACGCCATCCACGTAGGAGCCAACCCAATGCTGGTGCTCCGCGGATTCGACCCCGACTCCGACACACCCCTCGGCATCAGCGTCAACACGGCTCTTCTGCTGCCACCAGATGGCGGCGCCGAGTACGTCCAACCCACCAGCGAAGCCTTCGACTCCCAACTCAAGTGCCTCCAGGCGCTCGAGGACCAGATCAGCCGCCTCGGCATCAACACGCTGAGCCAAGCCAACCTCACCAATGCGGCAGCAGAAGCTCGCCGCATCGACCGCATCGACTCCGACTCGATCATGGCGGTGATCTCTGGTGACCTCGAACGCGCGATCAGCCAACTCTTCGAGCTGGCAGGCGAGTACGTCGGCATCGAATCACCAGTGGTGACGATCCCCCGCGACTACGAAAACCGCCTGATCGACGGCAACCAGATCACGGCCTACCTCCAGCTCTACATGCAGGGCGCGATCAGCCAACAAACGCTCCTGGAAATCCTGCAACAAGGCGAAGTGTTGCCCCCCAACATCGACCTTGACGAGGAGATCACCCTCACTGCCGAACGCCTCGCCGAACAACAAGCCATGGACCGCCTCGAAGCTGCCGGCCCAGACCTGGCATTCCAGGCGCCGGCCGCCAACGCCGGTCAAGGCGAAGCCTTGACCAGTCAGACCTTGCCCACGCCAATGCGTCCCGGCCGTAACGCGAGCTAAGCCGTGACTCCCAGCGCCTACCTGCGCGAGATTGCGCTCGCAATCACCCGCGCCGAAGACTTAATTGACAAAGAGGCGCAGGTGGTGCTCTACGACTTAGCGCTCCGCATTTACACGCTCCTCATCACCCGTCTGCCTGGCACCAGCATCGAGCGCCAACTGTTTTGGCTGCAGCTCCTCCAAGAGCTACTCCAACTCCTGACTGCTGCCAGCGATGCCATTGCCGAACTGCTCTACGCCCAGCTGTTACCGGTGGAGGTGACCATCCTCACCACCACCCTCAACTACTACGGCTTCCCCAACCGCGTCATCCCACCGCGCCCACTCACCGAGATCCTCGAGCGCACCGAGGTGCTCACCACGCCATTGGCGCAGCTGTTCTCCCGCGACGCCACCGGCATTAGCCCGTTCGCGCGCCAGTTACTGCGCCTGCTGGAGCGCAGCGTCCTCGCCGCCACCATGCGTGACCTAACTACGGCGGACGTAGCCGCCGTAGTTATCGGGACCCGCACCCGCGCCGGCCGCACTCTCGCCGTCCCGCGCAAAGGCACCGTCGCTAATGCCTGGCGCGAACGCACCCGCGCCATCACCGCCGCCGCCCTCTGGAGCCTTGTCACCCCCAGCCAAGAACGCGCCTCCACTGCAGCAGCAGCCGAGGGCATCCGCACCAGCTCCTGGCAATGGATAGCGATCCTCGACCCCCGCACCTGTCCGGTGTGCCGACCACTCGATGGCACAACCGCGCCATCACCGGCTGAGTTCCCCCGCGGCGCTCCCCCACTCCACCCGCTCTGCCGCTGCATCGTCATCCCCACCCTCACGC